GTGCACCAATTATCGAATGTAATTCAATATTAGAAGAAGATCCATAATATATCCTTAATTTATTTGCTCTAGACGTAAGAATATAACCAGGAGAATAAGCAAAAAACAAATGTCTAACAGTAGTATTACTTGTATCTTTACTAAATATTCGTACTGTTAAATTCGACGCATCTTGACTATGATCTAGATAAACTCTGTACCAAAATTCAATTGTATATGCACCTGTACCAATACCATTTGTAAGATTATTAGTATCTGTCGCACTTACAGCAGTTATATTGTATTGAATTGCTGAGCCAATAGTGGAAGTGTAGTAACCAGGAATTATTAGAGAGCAATCATCTTCATCGCTACTATTATTTGAAGGAATAATTTCTAAGCAACCACCACCATCTGAACTATTGAAATCTATACATGGTGAATCAGAAGCATTTCGATAAGAGTCAGAAGTACCTGTTCTAGATCTAAATAAAGCATCGTTATAGTCATTCGCTAAGTTATGAACTGTATAGTCATCTGTGTTAGTTCCGTTAGTACGATTCCAACAGTTGGTGTCAGAAAAATCGTAATGGACATACAAATCTGTATCTACAATTGAACTACCACCACCACCGCTATCACTAGGTAAATTAGCTACACGACCAGCGCGTAAAAAGTGATTCCTCATTACGCAACGTCTCCAACATAGCAAGCATATATTTTTGTATTATTTGTTGCTTGAGTCCAAAATTCTATACAACTATAACCACTTGTCGCTAAAGTAGGAGCACTGCCTCCTACCCAAGTCAACACATTACTCGGCCAAGTCAGTGTATTACTACCGCAAGCAACCATTAATAGTGCTGACCTACCAGCAGAGAAATAACCTCCTGTAAATGTAGCTGTTCTGTTTGCACCTAATGTCCAAGTAAGGATACTCCCACTAAGCAAACTTAAAGGAACATCGCCATTTCCATCTGGTGTATCAGCAACAGCTACTGTATCTTCTGCTAAGTGACCGCTTAGATTTATAGTTCCAACATTTAGATTAGAAGCCCAACTGAAAGTACTACTACTGTAAGCTAATACTTTTCCGCTACTTCCTGAAGGAGAAGGAATAGTAACCCATTCTGAACCATCATAACGAATCATCTGATTAACACTTGGGCTAGATGGTAAACCACTACTACCACCACTAACAGCAGCCCACTTAACACCTGAAGCTTCATTAGAGTCAGCAGTTAATACGTGTGTGTTTGTACCAACAGCTAAAGCAGTAGGATCACCAGACCCATCACCAATTAATATTTCACCCTTACCATCAAGGTCAGAGTTCATTATAGCTCCAGCACTATCGACGTTCGTTGCATCAGTAACGTCAGCACTCGTTTCTATACCATCTAATTTAGTTTTAAGAGTATTAGTGAAGTTGTTTTGGGTTAGACCACCATCTCCTACTGTATAAGTCGTATTATTATCAGCAGCCCATACAGCAGTACCTGACGCACTATATTTTAAGAATTGTCCAGCACTACCTCCACTTGGTATGTGAATATTACCTGCGGTTGTTGGGTGTGTGTAGTTATTGTATGAGCTATCGTGGTTATGAGAGCTTGTAGCGTATGAGCTATCGTGGTTATGACTTGTAACTGAATAACCACTTAGATCAGGTGGTGTATAGCTAAAGACTCCACTACTATTGTTATAACTAAGAGCTGCTGTACCTGCTGAATTACTAGTAACTGATATATCTGATAAGGCAATACCACCACCACCAGATTGACTAACCCATTCTAATCCATTAGATGTATAACCTAAAACTTTATCATTAGATGGAGCATTGTGTATATCTAGTTTTACTTCTGTAATTGAATCATTAGCAATAGATGTTAAATAACCAGCAGAAGCATGATTACCCCATCCATGAGCTGTATCCCAATTAGTAATCTTAGTAGATGTAACTCCAGAGGCTGCATGACTAGTTGCTAGATAACCAGAAAGGTCTATAGATATAGCTGGTGTTGTTGTCCCATTTGATACTGTTATAGGACTTGAACCAGTTACTGAAGTTACAGTACCTGTATTAGTTGTAAATCCTGCACCATTAGTTAGTTGGTTATTATTAGTAGGTATCGTTGGCTTATTTAAAACCTGTGCATCACCACTAGAAGCATTCCAATCACTTTGTACGTTTACTTCTGCTCCAGTTGCTATACCACTTAACTTGCTCTGTTCTGCTGTTGTATATTTAACATCATTCTTTTCTTCTTGTATAGCAAACCTAGCCATATCATGTATGGCATTTAGATCTTTAGCTCTAATAGATGAACCAGCACTAAAAATAGCCGCTACAGAATCTACATTGGTATCTCTATATATAAGGATTGAATTTTCACTTGTATATGAAGTACCAAAGGTTATCGTTGATGTGTTATCTACTATATGATATTTACCTGCACTAGGTGATGTGCTTGTATCCCATTCGAGTGGTGTACCACCATCTACTTTTATTTTTATGTCGGATGGTTTTATATATGGAATTGTAAAGGTAAGGCTTGTACCATTACCTGTTTTTGTCTCTTCAGTTGTTGCCATTGGTTAATTACCGACGTTGTTTATTTGTTTATGTCTAATATCTTGTCTATAGTTCTTTGATTGGCGGATCTGTTTTGTACTTTCTGATTCCTCTCCTCTATTAAAAGTTTCTGGACATCATTTTCTTTTTTAATCTTTGCCCAAGCTCGTTTCTTAGCTCTATCAAAGATCTTGGCAATACGTTTATAATGTGGAAATGATCTAGGTTCAGTAGATTTATTACCACTTCTTTTTTCATATTGCATCTCAGCTAATGAAGCTTGAATACTTTCACTATTAGCTAAGTCATCAAACTGTTTTAATAAGTTCTGTTCCCCTATAGCTTTCTGATACATCGACCTAACTTTTGGACTATCACTTAAGTCCGTACCATCAGGTGCAGCATAAGAAGAAGTTCTAAGGTCATAACCACTATTAAATAGCAACTCTCTACCTGGTGAATAATCTAAGTTGAAATTCACAGGTGAGACTGCATTAAACATACGAGTCATAAAGTTATGATCCTTAATTGGCTTACCAGTTAAGATGTCGTATTTAATTGGTAAAGGATCAAAAGCTACGTTCTCTGAAATTAAGTTTCTATTCCTGATAGAACTTTCAATATCAGAACCTAACTCTCGTGTATAAGGAGTTAGTACCTTACCTATCTCATTACGTAAACTTGATAGAGGTAAAGTGTTATTCATTAATGAAGCAATAATTCTGTTCTGTTGTCCGGGTTGACCAGAGAACAAATCAACAAATGATTGCAAACCAGCTAGATAAGATTTACTGGTAATAGTTCCAGATAAAGCAACTGCTAGTTTCTGTAGATTATCTTCAGCCCATTCTTCACCCATTAACTCTTGATGATCTCCGATATCCCCTACTAATGCAAGTATTTGGTTATAAGGTTCAAAGGCATCATAGTTAACCCAGACATCACCAAGTTTAATTGTTCTTGGTTTCCATCCAGCATCTAACCATGCTTGTCTTTGCTTTCTATCAGTAGGACCATTTCCATGTAAACCACCATTTAGGTATGCCATGCTAGCCATGAATAAGGCAGAACCTCCCATAGCTAATCGTCCATTCTGAACTGCCTTAGCAGTCATCAAGTCACGTGTATTAGTTATCCCGTAATCTTTTAAACCTGTTAAATCACTACCTGGTTTTGCAAATGCAATGTCTCTGTACTCCTTAACTAAGAAGTTAAAACCAGGAGTATGTTTAGCAGTTAGGTTTAAACCATTAATACCAGTCCTAGCAAATAAGAAGAAAGGTCTAGCCCATGGTGTTTCATTAAAAGCAGTTTCTAGCTTCTTAGTGAATCCAGTTAAGGGTTGAGTTAGGGTTGCTTCTTGCTTGCTATATGCAGCCGCCGCGTCAGTTAGGTTTCCGCTTTCATCAAATATCTGAGCATTAAAGTTATCTTCAAAATGCTTAAAGAATGTATGGTCTAGATTAACAAAGTTACCATCAGGTAAATTCTCAGCAGCTTGTAAGAATGCTTTCTCTCTAGCTCTTGCTCTACCAATGATTAGCCCGAAAGCATCATCAGTAGCAGCCATGATCTTGGTTGAATAAGTAAGAAACTTATTATCATTAGCTCCTCTAGCAAGGTTAGCCATACGGAATACAGCTTTATCTGTTTTTGTTCCTCTGGTTTCAGCCCAATGACCATACATGTCCCATTGATCATCTAACTTACTTCTTTCTACATACCTAGTCTTCATGGTTGATATATCACCAGACCAATAAGCATTAAGACGTCTTTTAAATAATTCAAAGGATTCTGGTATGGATTCACGCATTGCATTTAATGCAGCCAGTCCAGCTCTGGAAGTAGTAAAGTCACCTTTCATGGCACCACCCATAGCCATAGCCATAGGTCTACTGAAAGAAGCAGTAGAGGTACCCATGATTGCTCTTACAGCAGTCTTAGGTCCAGACAACACACTATGTGTCATCATTGTTCCAAATTCCCTTATTAACATTCCAACTTTCTTAGCTTGACCTTTAAAGCTTCCGCCTCTCATATTTGTACGCATCCATACATCAAAGTCATCTAATGTATGGACACCTTTAGCCATAGATAACCCTTCAAAGATAGCTTTAAATAAATCATCTCCACCATCCTCCGGAGCTATTGCCATAGCTATACGGAATGCATCAATGCTTTCTTTGACACTAGCATCGACAGACGCATCAATCTCTTTTCTAGTCATAGGACGCTTTGCTTTGATACGCCCCTGAAGATCTCTACCTTGCTGTGCCCACTCAGCGTTCATCTGCTTTCTGATAGTTAAGCCAGCTTCAAACTTTTTAAATAACTGTTGAGCTGGTCCATCTAACTCTCTTAAATCGGCAAAGTCAGATATCTCACGACCAATAGTACCGAGTGCTTTTATGTCGCTTAGTAGAGAACCATTGATTGCATCTACTACATGTGCAAATTGTGGGTTAGTGAATTCATAATCAACAACGTTACCCTGTAAGTCTTGTCCACTTACCGATACTTTGTTTTTGGTTATTTCTGCCCAGAACTCCTCTGGAGTGAAATCACTTGTGTTTCTACCTTCATAGATACTTCTAGAAAGTTCTAGATCTCTAGATACCAGTTGTTCAACACTTATACCTTGACGTCTTGCAGTTTCTTTAAGCTGTGAAACTTTGTTTTTACTGAATGCTTTAGTGAGTTGTCTTATGACCTGTCTAGATTCTTTAGCACTTCGAGCCATGTTATCGACTTGCACATTAGTTAATAAAGAACCAGACGTACCTTCTTCCGCACCCCATTCCGTAAATATTTTCTTCAAGCTCTTCTTTGCTGAATCAATAGTCTCATTAGAAAAGGCAGTTGCTACCCATGAGTCCATGATTCCTTTATTCTTAAAACCACCCGGACCTACATCTTTTAGTTGTGTCTTACCTTTCTCGATGATTTGGTCGGTTACACTTTTAGCCCTTGTATAGGTTGCTTTACCAGTTTCCGTAATACTTTCAATTAACGATTTCCCTGCTTTGGTTTTAGCTGCCCAACCTACTGTCTCAAGTACACCATCTACGGTCATACCTAGTAGACCCCCTTCAAGAACATTCTTGAACTTCTTAACCATTGGGTGATCTGCTTCTTCAGTAGCAAGTGGTGTATCTAATAGAGGTACTGCTTCTTTTAACTGTCCAGATAAGTTGTGCTTGAGTGAGTCTTTAGTAAGAGCATCAAACCTGAATCCTGTCGCGGCTGTTCTCCAAAGCCGTGTACCTCTTGAAATATTTGCAGCTAACGCCCCTCCGGTAACACCTCCACTTGTTGCAAGTAAAGAAGTTACATGAGATGCGCCTCTTACAATTCCTCCTAAGAATGTTTTCGACTCGTAAGGATTATCGTCATCCTTATACATCCAATCATCCCACTCAGTGTCATAACCACCTTCTTTAGCTTCTCTATCCATTTCACCAGTAAAGAAGTCAATAGCCTGTTCTGGAAGTGTTATTAATGACCCAGCAGTATCCCTTAAGCCAACGGCTCCAGAGACTGCTACATCTTTAACTCGATCTCCCAGAGTCAGTTCTTTATCCTCTACCTCTTCTTCGACAGGTTCCTCTGGAGTCTGTCTTGCTTCTTCTCTTTGTTGTACAGCATTAGTCATTGTTTGGACTGCTGCTGCGGTATCTTCTAGTGACAAGCCGTCACCAGATCCTAAATCAATAATTGGTTCATCCATTAGTTACCACGGTAATAATTCGCGTATTGATTGACGCGAACCGCAGTTACACGCCGGGAGTCAATAATGCTTTTTTGTTATAAATAGAAGTTTTGACATTTGGCTCTTCACCATTGACTTCATAGCCATAGTCAATCATTGCTCTAGTTAGTCTGGAGCGCGTTGGGTAGTGATATATAAGTCTTGCTCTATTAGGTTTCTTCTCTATGTCATCCACTTCTCTATCTTTTACTTCTGCTTCACCATCAGACAATATAGATGCTTGACGTTGTGCTAAGTCATAAGGGCTGATCCCAAGTCTTTTAGCAACTTCTCTATAATGTTCTGGTATATCACTTGTACGTAATAATGGAGTTTTGGTCCACATTAGTAGTTGTTGTTGATCTTTCATAGAAGCACTTATTTTATTCTGCCTCCACTTTCCACCTCCACCTTGACCTAGTGCTACTGTCTTTAGCTTGAACTTTGCTTCATCACTTTCAGGATCGTACTCACCACCCATCATTCTATTTGCTGTACCTTCATCTTCAGCAGCCGTTTGTACTGCGGCTTTAGCAGCTTGGAATGCAGTTTCAGGTTCAGCTATTTGTACTCCATCTTTATATAAGGTCTTGGCATAAGTCTCATTAAAGAGTTCAGTTAATGCTTCATTCAGGTTTATCCACTCTGGAGTTCCTACATCTTCTACTCCAATAATGTCTCCACTGCCTTTATTAGTGTATGACCTAATCCACATAGTAGCTCTTTTAGCATCTGCTGTACCGGGAGTTAATGCACTTGTACCTACGATTTTATTGGAGTATTTGTTATAGACTTCATTGCTGACGTTAGCTAATTGGAAGTCATATAAGACACCATCTTGATATCTAAGCCGTTGAGCAATCTGTTCTTCAGCTAGGTAGTCTTCAACATGCCCAGCTAATGCACCAGATAATTCAGCAGGTACATAACCGTCATACTTATCCTTATATACAGCAGCCATAGTTGCTTTCTCTTCATTAGTCCAATCATCTTTAGACCTGATGATTTGTAAGTCAGCAGCTATATCATTCTCTCGTTTTTGTTCTCTAGCTTGAGTACCTAATCGAGCAGCTTCAGCTAAGTCTTCTGGTAGATCCGACCACTCATTCCATGAGGTCATTGACTTCATAGAACCATCTCTAGCCTGCTCTTCGTGATAAAGAATCGACATAGCTTGTGGGTAAGTAATCTTATCCTCTTTAACTAAACCAATAAGGTTATCTTTAAAAGCAATACGACCAGCAGCAAGTGTTGTGTTATTTCTAGCAGCGTATCTTTGTGCAAACTTATGAGCATTGTTATATCCATCAGCAGGGTTAGCTGTGACAAATCCTGATTCAATAGCTCTTAGATCACTTTCCTGATTCTGTACTTGATACGCTTTCTCTCTAGCTATTGCTTGTTGCTTTCTTCTATTAGCATCGTACTTCTCTATCTCAGGTCTAACGACTGTAGCAACTAAAGATTCGTTTAAACCTGCAAACTGTCTAGCGTAGTTGAACTTAATCTTCTCATCTAATGCAGCTTGTTCAGCAGGGTTTAAATTATCCCTATGGTATTTCTTGACACCATTAATTTCAATAAACTCATTCTCGTAAGCTTGATAGACATACTGGTCATAACCTTTAGCTTTCTGTAGAGCGTACTGTTCAGCAACAATATATTTCTCCCATCCAGCCATGTTCCTGAAATCATTAGCTGTGATGCTATCGCCAGTTTCAGCCTCATACTTAGTTGCAAACTCTTCAGCTTTTAATGAGTCTTCAAATAGAAGATCACGTTCACCTTTGAAGTGTGCTTCTAATTCTGGACTTACTCCTTGGGTAAGCATTTCAAATGCGATGACAGCTTCCCTATCTTCTCTATGCTTATCTTGTCTTTGTTGGGCTATGCCTTGAATAGTTTTAGAAAGAGTACCTAGTTGATCCCATATCTTTTCGTTGTTCCTGATTCTGGTTTCACTATTCTGGATTAGTTGATTTAATCTATTTTTTTCAGATGCTTGAATAGCATTATTAGATTTCTCTAGTTCAGGTACTAAATCAACTATTTGTTCTGGGTCAAAGTTTCCAGCTTCAACCTCATATCTTGGAATTATTGCCATGACTTAGGGAGTAAATGCTTGAAATGTTTTACTAATAGGTATTGAAGATTGGTAATTAGTGGTATAAGGATTACCGTGACTAAAGTTTGGTGTAAAATTAGTAGATCCCCAAGGCGAATCAGGCATACTAAAGAAGTTATTATAAGCTTTTTTAGTTGCATAGTTTTTAGTTTGATTACCTTCTATACCTGCACCAATAGCTTGAGCTGCACCTAACATTAATGTCATACCTACGTTCTGCATAACAGGGGCAGGTGGTGCTACATCAGGTACTGGTTGGATTGCTACATCACTAAATGATCTATTCAGCGAAGACTTCAGTTGTCTATTTACATCTTCGTTGTATTGCTTTGCTTTATGTTGTGCCATAGATAAACCTCTAGATCTCATAGCTTGGCTCATACCATAGTTAGCTTTATTCATTACTAACATTCTTCCCATTCCTTTACCTCCTACACCTCTCTCAGCAAAGGATGCTTGAAGTGCTCCTTCACCTTGCATCATCTTCTTAAAGTCTTCTTGATTCTCTAAGATAGCTAAAGCTTGTGCATTGTTTAATGAGATTTGAGTTCTAGTATAAGCTCGCTGTGCAGCGACATTCGCTAGATCTACCTCTTGGTCAAACTGTGTGATTTTCGTTTGGTACAGTGAACGGTCTTGCATCCACTTACGTTCACGTACTTTTAATTGATACTGGTGTTGTCTACGTCTCTCAGCATTAGCTTGAGACGCTGCCATAGCTCCGCCTATTGCGGATACTGCTGGACCTATTGCTGCTGGACTGCACACGGGCAAACTCTATAAAGGATAAATTATTGGGTCCATGCTTAAATCTTCTAAGAAATTTGAACCCTAAGAATCGGAGTAACTTCAAATGGACTGTGTTACGTTCATCGACGATGTTCCACAGCAACTCCTCTTTTCTACTTTCTATAAATCGTCTCGCTTCACGAGCGAACGTTATTGGATACTTATGGATTGCGGGTGTGCATAACATCCATACTTGTCCGTTTTCATGTACTCCAGCTATACCTGCTAATCGACCATCAGGTACTGTGAAATATACTGAGTCACCAATGAGAGCACCCGAAGGTACGTGTACTTTAGGATCATGTCCATGACCCTCTTCGACTTCTCTATGGTCCTCTGGACGTAAGTTAGAGGCTACTTCCGTAGCAGCCTCCAACGTTATTGGGTGAATAAATTTAGACACTCTTATAATGATTATTGTTATACACTCCTTCCCACGTCATGTGATATAAAGTCGCAGGTGCAGGGTGTGTAGATTTAACAGTTAATGCTGTATTAATATTCCTGTCATATACAGGGATGGTTTTTAAAATAATATCGTCAACAATAGCTGCTGTATTTGAAGAGTATGCATCTGCTGGTGTTGGCTCATGCTCCTCTGTATAATCCTCTTTACCTCGTCTAGTTAGTTTAGTTTCATATAAACCTACTGGACCAAACCCAAGTTTAATTCTATGGATAATTGTATTAGATCTGGTATCAGCTCTCCATCGTTCATTACTCAGAGTTGTGTAGTAGATGGTTGGTAGATCAACCTGCATGGTATATAAGTAACCAATTAGGAATGTTTGACTTGACCAGTCACCATCTATTTCAAG